TCCGCTCTATGGCTATCACCAGGGCCACAAGCAAAGCCTTCCGACTAGGGTATTCGTGGATCGTAGTCTTAGCTGGCTACAGCCCTACTCCCGCAGAGGAGATGGATCAGGTCATTGAAGGCACGGTGAAAGAGACCAGCCCAAAAGGACCCATCGAGGAGAGTTCGGAGATTGGGAATGGTGGATCGGACACTATGAAACAGGTAATACACAAAGCACAGAAGACGACCTCAATGCCCGCCGCTACGCCAGTCCCGATGGTTGGTAGGCAGAAGAACCAATGGGAGCAGGATGTCCTCAAAACCCTCAAGAGCATGGGGCTAGTAGATTCTCCCCAACATCTAGTGGCGATACTCAACCGTTCGCCATTCATGGATACTCCTTATGGCGAACTTGCTCCCTTCGATGCCGCAGTCTACCTAGCAGGCTGGCACGCCTTTAGCGGCGCACATACTGAGATGACCACCGATCAGAAGAACCCTGTCATCAACAAGCTGTACCTCGATGGCGCTCCTAAAGAGTGGACCGATGCGGCAGAACGTAGCTTAGGGATGAAGCAATGACCACCAACGGCAGGAAACGCCGCCTCGGAATGTCCCCCGAAGGCCGCAGGATTCTACAGATGCGGAATGAGGAGATATTCCGTCTCTGGGATCAGGAGGGGAAATCGTTTGGGACCATCGCCATGACATTCAATCTGGCGAGATCCACCATCCAGAAGATCATCGAACAGCAACGGAAAGGAAAAACACAATGACCGGCTTCCTAATCGCGGTCCTCATCTTCATGTCCGTAAGTTGGATTGCGCTTCTGTTCTACACCATCTCGATACGGCGCAAACTGCAGTAGGCTAGTCCATGCGTGACGCCCGACAGGGATTGATGCCAAGTGCTTGACGCTGGACCGGCCTCTGGCCCCGGTGCAACCTCCAAGGTTGTTCCCCTCTCAACCGGGGCTAGCAATAATTGGAGGACATCATGCTGGGATTCGCTATTGGTGTCGTTCTGGGAGCAATGTTAGTTTGGGCATTGCGGCACCGAATATGGGGCAAAGTGCAGGATCGCATCTACAACATGGGCTTTGATGCAGGATGGGATGCCAATGAGGCCGTACACCAAAGGCACGCACGATGACCCTCTGGCACATCATCCGGTTCACCACCATACGCCACCTGTGGCTTGTCACCATCACGGGAAGTCCAGCCAATAAGCAGAGCTTGTGGTCCGAGAGATGGGTGGCAGTCAAACAACGCAAAGCAGTAGCGTGGGACCCGAATTTACTTCACCAATTCCTTACAGGTGGTGATGTACAGCAAGACGAACCATAGCCGTGGCGCTTGTTGCCAAACAGGAAAAGGCGTAGTATGATTACATCGTGCCGTGGAAGCATAGAATTGACGCTCATCGTCCAGCGGGGTCTGCGGAAGAAGTCTTGGCTTCCACGGCCCCCGCAAACCCCCTGGACAGTGGGCGTCAGTCTTTTCCGTATTACTGGCGAGTCAGAACAAGGCTTCCTGAACGATTCGGGGAGTCTTGTCGTGTCCTCGCCAGAGGCCGACTCAATTCAGCCTTGGTTGAATTCGAGGACGGCTACCAAGTCATCACGAGTAGGAACTACTACAGACACCGCTAGGTGGGGCATCGCCGCCTCGCCAGCGGCGTTGTCTTTCATAAAGGGGAGGGCGCGGGCGAAAGCGCCATACCAACAAGATCGCATCCTGGCTGTAGCACAGCCTCCGAAAACCTCAGTCGTCCTACGAGATAGTGGAGGCCTAACCAGCAACCGTAAGAGACACGCCCCAATTCGGGGAGAAGGCACTAGCGAGGTCGGATAGGGCATCTGGGACCATTTGAGCGAAGCGCCGTGACTCCGATAGGTGGAGATACTGCGCCTAAAGACAGGAGGAACGATGCACACCCACATCTGGCGACACTTCAACCGGGACATCCCGTTCTTGTGCCGAAAGAGGAATTGCTCGGCACAACTAACTTGGGATGAAGTGGAGCGCCGCTTGAATGCTGTGGAGATGCTGAATGCCAATGATGCTATGAAGGCATGTCAGTTCATCCCTCAGCATGAGATACCAGAGACGGGACTATGGAATGCCGAATCTCGTCTGGTTGATGCTCTGTCAGAGTATGCCCGCGTCTTAGAAGGGGAGGCATGATGAGCAAGTTGTTAGCAGGGCAACGCAGCAGTAGCTATGGACACCAATGCCGTTTTGTGCCCAACATCGGCTATGAGATTACCTGGACTACGGACACCAAACACGGTCGAATCCGCTATCCCCATACACAAGGGCGCTGGACTGATGAAGTGGGTGCACATAGATTCTGCAAGAAATGGGATATCCCATTTCCAGAAGAACGGCAGGAATGATCGTCTGGCTGAGGACCGCTAACGGGAAGGTGGCTCACGGCTGGGATCTGAGATGGCCCCGCCAAAGGAAGTTCCTTTCCCTCTGCTACAAGTGGAAAGAATGGGACCAGTTAGGTAGACCAGCAACTAGGAAGTGTCGGAGCTGTCAAAGAGTGTTCAAGCGGTTCCAGAAGAGAAGTAGAGGCTTGAATCTCGAAATGCCTGTAGCGTGGTTCAATGCGGAATGGAGACAGAGATGAGCCGAAGTGCCTACGGAAAACAAAAGTGCTATGTCTGCGGAGAAGAAATCAGCACCGCGGGCTTCGCTCAATTTAACCACAAGATGATGCACGTTAGAGAAGGAACGATGTCTGTCACATGGATTGAGCCTATTGATGGTTCACGTCCTTATCGCATCTATACCCCTAAGAAACAATTGGTTGAGTGACCATCCGCCATCCAATAGGAGAGGGACATGATTAATTTGCGAAATCAGAATGTTGAGGCTATATGGAACAAGCTGTTTGATTACATTGCCACCGAGGATGATCCTGAGTACAGCGAAACCGAGATGGAGAAATTGTGTTCCGATGTTCTGCCACAGGTTTGGGATTTGATACTCAAACTGGAGGCCAATCTAGATACAGCCCTTGATTCCCGATCCTGCGGCCTTGATGGTTGCCTTTTCCTTGATGACTAATGGACCCCATCTATCGAGCCATCCTGAGTGAACTCGGCGTTGGGAAGTTCCACTCCCTCTCTAGGGATGAACTCCGCCTCCGTGTTGGATATTGGGTTGATCGGGAAGTCTCCGATAGAGAACTGAGAGGAGCTATTGAATGGCTTAGGGCTAACGATCCTCGTGGTGCTTGGATCATCTCAGACTCAGCATGGCAGGGCTATTGGTTCGGAGAATCCATCGAAGAAGTCAAGGAACACTGTAGGGTAACTAGAAACACCGCTTACACCTTATTCAAGCGAGCACGTCAGCAGGTGAAGTTGGCAGAGCAGGCCCTTGAGGAACCAGAACAGTTGAGATTGATCGTCTGATGCCTCGTCTTGAGTCCTACGATACCTGCCCTAACTGCGGGAGGTCCAAGAGACCCGGTAATAGGCTGTGTTTCAGATGTCAGCGCAGAGGACCTCCTGTACAAGTCAAACTCATTCGAGATAGGTATTTCGAGGTGGAATTCTGCCCTCACAAGGACTTCTCTAAAGGCGCAAGGTTCCTCATCAACGAGTTCAGGGACGGGTTACGATTAGGGATATGGCCTTTGGGGATGACCATTAGACATTCTCAGTCAGGAAAGAAATACGTCGTTTGCGGTGATGGGAAGGCGTATCTGAATCCCGCACCGCTACTTCCACGGCAAAGACTAGAACAACTGAGGTTACTAGCATGAATGATGAAAAGAGCGATGTAACGACAACGGTGGACCTCCAACTCGGGGACTGCCTGGAAGTGATGAAGACACTCCCGTCCGGAAGTGTTGATGCGGTGGTGACAGACCCGCCATATTGCAGTGGCGCACACGAAGCCGCGAAGAGGGCAAAGCGATCCACCAAGACACCTGAAAGCGTAAAAAACCGCCCTGTTATAGACAGTGATTCAATGGGAACTCTCGGTTTTGATTGGGTATCAAGGCGTTGGCTAATGGAGGCACGGAGATGTACACGGGCGGGTGGGCATCTATTGTGTTTCATTGATTGGCGGATGCTTCCGCCGCTGGCTACAATCATTGAGGCCGCAGGATGGCGCTGGAACAACACGCTGGTTTGGGATAAGGGCTATGCAGGACTGGGGGCTGGATTCAGGGCGCAACACGAATTGATCATTGTGGCGAGCAATGGTGCGCCAGAGTGGCATTCTTATGACTTCGGCAATGTTCTAAAGGCCACTAGATTGACACGAACGGACCACCCACATCAAAAGCCGATAGAACTGTTCGAGCCACTTTTCCGAACATGCGCTCCCAAGGGAACATTAGTCCTTGATCCTTTCATGGGCTCAGGCACGACTGGAACAGCCTGTGTGAATACGGAGCGAAACTTCATCGGTATTGAGATTGATCCTGGATACTTCGCCATTGCCAAGAAGCGCATAACTGAAGCACAACTGCAAATGCGCTTGCCAATGGATAGAGAGGAGAAATCAGATGGATGAGAAGATGAGCATCTGGTGGAGACTAAGACAGTGGATAGCGCTAAAGATTGGAGGATGGGGCTTCGATATGTGGAGTATGGAACTCGCCGCCATCGAAGCCGAGAACGCCGAGCTGAAACGGCGGCTGCGAGACTTTGTGAACTGTCGGACAGGTTCAATGGATGGCTACTCCAGTTTATTTGTTCCCGATACCGACTATACCGAAGCGGTCCACCTTCTCGGAATGAAGCATGACTAACTGGCACGCCTCCTACTTCCATCCCAAACCCGCGGAGTACCCAGTCTCTATGCTCCCACACCAAGTGGAATGGGTGAGAGTGAACCAGACGTATATCGACGCCGGAGCTGCGAAGGACATGCGGGAACTCTGCTCCTCGTTTCATGGGAAGGATGAGCCGTGCCGCTATGTGGCGAGGATAGGAAGGAATAGCTGTGGGCGGTAGCAAGTTCAAGAACATCCCTAAGCGGGTTGACGGTATCCTGTTCCAAAGCACCAAGGAAGCCCGCCGCTACACTGAACTCAAAGCACTCCAACAGGCGGGCGTTATCAGTGACCTAGAGACGCAACCGAAGTATAGGCTCGACGTGAACGGCGTCCACATCACGAATTACTTTGCGGACTTCAGGTACTTCGACAAGCAACGCCAGCAACAGGTTGTTGAGGACGTGAAAGGTATCCGCACCCAAATCTACATTCTGAAAAGCAGGTTGATGGAGGCCATTCATGCGATTGAAGTTGAAGAAGTCTGACACGCCACTTGAAATCAAGTTCCAATGCTTACATTGCCGACAATGGGGCCTGCGTAGGCGTAGCCAATACAGGCATTACAAGGGCGCTGGAAAGTTTTGCTCCCGAGCGTGCCACTATGCCTTCTATCGAGTGCATCCCGAACATCGCTCGGATTGGACTGGTGGTAGATGGATTGATGTCGCGGGCTATGTAATCGTAAAAGATCCTCGTACTGGCCCTGACGAGAGAGTAGTCAAGGTTCGTGAACATCGCGTCGTCATGGAGCAACATCTAGGTCGCCGACTTTATGAATGGGAACATGTTCATCATAGGAATGGTGACAAAACCGACAATCGCCTGGAAAACCTCGTCGTCCTGCAAGAATACGAACACCACTCCCTACATCACGAACAGCCGTGGTGGGGGAAGCCTCCAGAATATATGGCAGGGGCACCATCATACGTAGACATGGATTGGGGGGAGTGGGAAAACCCAACCCGTATCGAATTCGATCCGTGGCAAGAGATGGACATAGTTGACGCCTATCTTGATGGCAACGGCATGGCGAAAACAGGAGCATTGTTCGGCACCACAAAGATGGTAGTCAAGCGGGTACTTCGAGAACATGCCATAACACCCCGCAGACCAGGAAGACCGTTTGGGGCGAAGGATGGTTGGGAGCCGAGAAGTACGAATCCTTGAGGCTGAGGGCGCAGGCGGTGAAGAAATGAAGACCATTACAGTAAGTTACGGAAGTCATGAACGCTCCGAAACATGGGAACCGGATACTGTCCATTGTCCCTTTTGTGGACTGCAAGAGGTCTGGGTTGAGCGCGACGAAGGGGACTATTACCAAGGCCCATCATTCATCTGCCGCAGTTGCGGAACAGCATTTACCTTGCCAACCTATCGTCCTGGTTCGATAAACGCCCAGGATCAGCAACGCGCGGAGCAGTTGAAATGACCCTCCGCGAAGGTCTCTTATGGCAGCTCCGAAAAGGCCTCACCCAGGAAGCCGTGGAGGAGGCCCGAACCTACTTCCGAATGAAGTACGGCAAGGAGCCAGGCCCCGTTTTCTGCTCCCAGGCGAACCAGCCGATTCCAGGGGTGACGCAGGATCGGACCATCCCGCTGGGGGTTCTGCTGCTGGAGTTCTCGTCCGACAACTTGACAGCATAGGTAGTCCGTGTTATAACGTATGAACAAGCTCATGATCCCTAAGCAGGTTCTCGCTATGTACGATGAGTTACGCACCTGGGAAGCCGTCGGTAACGCCCTAGGCGTGAATCGAGGAATCGCTTTCCGATACGCCAAGATGGGGATTGAGCCGACAAGGAAGGACTTGCGGGAAAGACTCGGACTCCCTGAAATTATCGTCCACAAACAACCAGTAAAGCGTGACCCAGAAACGGGCCGCTTCATCCCATTAGGCGAGGCAACAGGAGCGTATGTCAATCAAGACTAGGGCGTGGCGCGGTATGGTCGGGCATGGTGAGGTGAGGCTTGGCATGGCACGGTCTGGCATGGCGAGGCGAGGCTTGGTAGGGTTGGCGATTGTTCTGGCTGGCTGTCAGGTGGAGATTTCACCACTTCAATCGACCTCAGTTCCAACAACTGAGCCGCAATTTGCGGAGCCAGCCTCTACAATCGCCGTGGAAGCAACGCTCATTCCGACTCTAGTTCCCCAAGAAGATCAGTGGGCCTTCATCATTGGCGGCATTGATCGGGCTGAGTGGCGAGACGACGATCCTCGCAGGGCACACCTGGACTACTTCATGATCGCGGTGGTTCAAGATAAAGGCGACGTGGCCCGAGTGGTTCTACTCCAAGTCCCGCGCAATCTCTATGTTCCCGTCCCCGGACTTGAGGATGACTTCGCCTTTGGCTACTACAGTCGTGGCGGATTGCCAATGGTGAAGCAGTGGGTAGAGGGCGCATTAGGGATTGCCGTACATGGAATGGTCGTTGCTCGCATGGACGATTTCGTTCATGGCATCAATGACATTGGCGGGCTTACGGTTGGTGGAACACACTACACTGGCGAGGAACTTCTGTACCATGTCAGATTCCATCTCTTTGATACTGGCTCCTACGACCCAGCAGGCATCCATTTCGAGGTTCTTGAAGCACTAGCAGACAAGATACGGCAGAAACTAACCGACCCTGAGTCTGCGTTCGGACTTGTCATTCGGTACCTTCCCCTAGTAGAGACCGATCTCTCCCCCGGAGGGATGGTGGACTTCCTCTTCTCCCAAGGACTTCCTTTGGTGCAGGGGAGGTACTCAGTCGAGAGAGTCCGATTAGAGGATGCGCTGTGCTACGAAGACATCCCATTTGAGAACCCAGGAACCAGTAAGGGACTGCTAGTGTGCGATGGTATCAATCTGCATGAGTGGGTACAATCGGAATTGAAGTAGCTGGCCCAGCACTCGACCGAGGGGGAAGTGTGGAAACTACCATACCAGCCAGAGGTCCCTCGGTGGGTGTGCAGCCAAGATGGGCGGCGGCGTGGAAAGCAGACACGCTCTTCTCTGTCCGGGACCTGACCATCGGGTGGACAGAAGGCAACCAGCCTAGCACAAGCGGCCGTGCGTGCAGGGGCTAGCGTTCAACCAGGAAGCCGGAGTAGCGCCCGGCCCGCCCATCTTCTTTAGGGAGCATCGGGATCGCTGACCCCCCTTCAGTGATCCCGTAGGAGAATGTAATGTATAACCATACTACGCTCGGCATTCTGATTGATTGGCTGGAGAAACAGGATCAGGATTTGATTGTGCAAGACGGCTTCGGTTCCCCACATAGTGACCGAGGTTCGTATGAGGAACTTGCCTTTGATCCCGTATCAGAGGCCCGACTTGGCGATATGCTGAAATATGCTAAATCGGCAGTTGGCGCTACCTACGAAGGATGGAAGGGAGGCGACTATACAATGGGCCTCCATACCAGCGTCTACATTGGGGAATACGGTGAGGAAGGCGATGCCATTACGCCCACACACTTCAAATATTGGCTCTTGACAGCATCTTTGAGAGTACCGGGATAGCTAGCCCCCCTCTAGCCCTCCCGTTTCTCTAAGCCGACCAGTTCTATGTTCACTGCTAGTTCTGGGCGGAAGGCGGTCCCACGAGCGGGCTAAGTCGGCATCCTCGGTGGTGGCCCCACCCAGGCCGAACCGCCAAACGAAAAGCCCCAGGTTAAGCACCTTGGGGCTTTTCGCGCCGAAGGAGGAGAAGAGTTACTTGGCGTTAACCAATCCCTCCCAGATCTTGTCGTACACGGACTGAGCGACCTTGAATACCGCGGCGGCAACCGCCAGCAGTGCAGCCGCGAATTGGAACGGATCAGCTCCTGGATCTGGAAGGACGATCCCTCCTGAGTAAGCGAAGTAACCAACCATCGCCACGGACAACACAAACACGATCCCTTTCTTGACATTGGCCGATAGGCTCACTCCCGCCCATACAAGGGCCTGATTCAGAATGAACCCTACGATCACGGTGGCAACGGTGACTGCGGCCCAGTTCACAACGATTTCCATAGTTCCTCCTATTGGATGCAGATGTTTCCGCTACTTCCTACAACACACTTCTCCCAGAAAGGATACTCTATTCTATCCCACCTCCCTGTCCCATAAAGATAGCCTAGTTCAGCCAGCCATTGGTTATCCGCTGCAAGGACGACCAGTTCAGCGCGGAATACCGGAACCCAGTATTCAAGTACCTTGTCGGCATATTCCAACCCACCGTGCCTTCCACAATCCTCTTGCTCAACGCCTTCCCATCCGCAATTATAGGCCGCAAGAGCCAAACGAATGTCGCCATCAGCCTTGTCAAGAATAGCATGAAGCATCCTCATTCCCACAAAGACGTTGTACTCTGGTCGCTTGAGTTGTTCTACCGTCCCAGTCCATGAACGACTGATAATCTGCATGAGGCCTATGGAGTTCGCCCCGTCCGAACCTTCCACGTAGGGCATCCCCTGGCTCTCTTGGGCCATGATTGCGAGGATCCAGGCTGGGTCCAGGTCCGGGAAGTCGGGATGCCATCGTTCGATTAACGGCAACCAGCGCATGACCTTGTGAATGAGCCACGTCGGAGGTTCTGTTGCTGACGATTTGGGGAGTGCTGCTGTCTGACTCAGCGCCAGCGCAAGAGCCAGTAGCAGTCGGCATTTCAGGCCGACCTAGCTCCGTCATTCATTCTACCTTCGCCTCCGATTGAACCATCTTGATAGCTTCAGCAGCCATGACTCTTCCAATCGCGGCCCGGCTTGCTTCATCATGACGGATCAGTAGGATAGCCAGATTCTTCAACTCCTGGGTGTTTTCTCGTTGTGCGATGGTGATTCCAGACATAGCCTGAGACAGAGTGTGGGAGCCCTCTACGCGGACATCCCTCTCCGCCTTGAAGAACGCCTGCCAGTTCTCCGCCATCTCATTGCGTTCTGCTCGGTAGTCCTTATCCCTGCTGTTGATGTGCCGGATGAATACCCCAATCAGGGTGAGGGAGAATCCCATGAACCCACCCACGACACCGAGCTGGAAGTAGGGGTTGGCTGCGAGGTTAGGATCCATGCCTTCTCCTAGTGTGTATGGGCTTGTGCCTCAAGTTTGCTCACTCTCTCCTCCAATGACGGAGGGGGTGGTTGCAAGCCTAAGAAGGTACGGAATTGCTCTTCTGTCCCATTCACGCAATCGTAGTCCATCGATTCAGAGGACGCTCCTAAAGGCTTTCCTCCCGAGGTCCACTGCCACGCGGCCCAGGAAGACCAGCCCTTTGAAGTTGGGACCTGTTGTTCAGGTTGCTGAGTTCTGTCAATGCCTCCCCGTGGTTGGCTGATGAGGTACTCCGCCTCAATCAGAGGATATCCGTTCTCCCATCCCGCGGGAGATGTCCAGAACCAGCTCCCCGTATACACCCACGGCTTCTTCCCCTGTACGCCATCAACTCTCTCTAGCCAAGCCTTTGACTGTCCCTGTACCTGGGATAAAGTCTGCCCTCCCAGCAGTTCTACATCAATCACCGAGAAGTCGATATCCCCACACTTTCCTAGGAAGTTGTCAGCCTCACGGATAGGCGCTTTGTTGGAAGGCCACAAAACATGATAGGCTCCAAAGATGAGTCCATTGTCTCTAGCTTGCTTCTGGGAGTTCTTGTAGTAGTCCAGCCCTTTTCCTATGGAGGAGCCATCTTCCATGAACCCAATCGTGCAGCGAGCGATGATCCCACAAAAGCCCGCCGCCTTGATCTTGGAACCATCAATCATTCCCTGATAACGCGAGATATCAACAAGCGAGGCTCTCATCTCAGAAACATGATCCTTCCTCGAGTTCCTTCCTCGCCTTGAAAGGCTATATAGATCACGAAACACGCAGCAGGGTCGGGATCGTCCATGACAGCAGTAAACCCATCCGAATCGAATGAGACGAGATCCATCTTTCCGACAATTCCTGTTCCTACATCGTCATTGTTAACATAGATGCAGTCGGTTTGCCAATAGCCACTCGATACCGCCGGATTAGAACTATCATCCATCGTGAGTCCCGCGGTCCTTCTATTAGTGGTCCCTCCCACAAATCCCACACTTGCCCGAGCATGTACATCATCTGATACGTCCTGTGTGCTTAGAGCATAATTCCCGGAGAGAACCATGAGAGCTGCAGGTTTGAAACCAATTCCCGTTTCCACAATTTGAGTCGTGTCCGTCCTACTTAGGATATCCCCGCACTTGATCTGTCCATTAGCCTTCAACCCAAGGATGTAAGCCGCTCCAGAACCGGCTTCCAATTCATCCCAATTCCATCCATTCGTTATGAAAGATGTGAAAGCATACCGGCTTCCAACTGCAGGGGCATCTCCAGGACCAGCAATCATCTCTCCGTTATAGATATAGTGTCCGCATAGCTGCTCGTCGGTCGCATCATCATGAGCAGAAAAACCAAAGGCGTATTGATTCGTCCCATCGGTCATTCCCCAAACCATTTGGGCAGGCTCTGAAAGAATACCTGTCCCGAAAGATTGGTTATGAGACATGAACAGGAAATCAGGATCAAATGAGAAAGGTGTCTGATCCCCGTCAGCTAAACCCACGTCTTGAATATCGGCGTTATCAATTCCCCCAATGGCGATATAAGCAATGGGTGTAGAGGCGTCCCAGGATTCCAGCCTTGATAATAGTGTGAAGCCGCTTCCATCGGTACTTTGAACACTCAATCTTCCGAAGAACGTATCTCCAGATCCAGGCCACATGACACAATCATCGTCGCTTGAAATTGTCGTATGGGAATTGATGGTCCCGCTCAATTGTGAACAACAGGTTACGCGATTCTTCGAGTTGGCATACATCCCAAACGAGAAATGAACCGTTGTGTCCAAGGTATTGGTATCGCTGTATCCAAAAGCGCTCCCCGGATCGGACATCACAAAGAGAATAGCTTGAGGTGCAAAGCCTACGCTCTCATAAACAGTCTCTCCGGAATTTCGTTGAGGAACTGTAACCACCCCAACTTTTACATTCATGCTTGAATGTTCCCTTCCATCTGGAAGATTATCTGTTCGATGCTCGTTGCAGCTCCTACCACCTCAACAAACAATTCGTCTCCAGAGGCCCATACCAAATCCCATGAAGTGAAAGATGTCTTTGTCCCCGAACGAGCAGAGGACAATGAGGGTCGATCCGATGCAGAAGACACCTCAGTAAACGACGCGATAGCGGTTCCAAAACTTGCCGACATAACCTTGAAGATGATCGACCCCGAGACGGTCGCCATCATGCTGATTTTGTCTAATGTGATAGAGGTTATCCCCTCTGGGATTCTAACGGGTCCTATACGGGCGGCATCCGCAACAACCCCTCCTCCGTCTTCCCCAAATTGAAAAGCCCAGGCGAACTTCCCGCCAAAAATCCCAAGTCCAACCTCTTGAGTTTCCAGTCTCCGAATTCTGGTCTCATGGTTATCGAGATATACAATCGTCCTTTGGAGGTCACTAGCCAAGGTTGGTATACTCCGCTTCAATCCGTGCGTCGATCTCTTCCCGTTCCTTGCCTCTCAAAGTAATGGTAATGGACTGGACAAATCCCTCGAACTGAAACCCAAAAGCAGTTGCGGGAACCTTATCCCCAAATCCCCAATGCACATCATAGAGACTCCCCGGAACGCTCATGAGTCTTCCCGAGAGTCTCCGTCTAGGACGGCTCTCAACCAATCTAGCTCTAGCTTTCTTTGCTACTCCCAGAGTAGTGCCTTCACCGCGTGCATCTTGAAAAGCCTCTCTCCGATTCCAGATAGTTCTGAAAATCCTCCCCACATCCTTTTCCGGATCAATTACCCTGTCTTGCCCCTCTCCTCGTCCCCCTCCGTAGATGATGTTTCTTTCCTCGGTCCAATCCTCCTCCCAGCGGGGATCGGCCATATTTCCGAATTCTTGCCCAAAGGTAAGTGCTGCTGGGTCTATAGTCCTATCTATTCCTCTTTGGTTCACATAGGTTCGGAATTGAAAGTTCCCCGGAGAGGTCTGGATGACATCCCAATAGACCGGCGTCCCACCCGAATAGGCATGGTCTGAGATATCGTTCAACACATCCATAAGGGTCTGCCATTGCAAATCTCCATTAAACGTAGGCCCCTCAGAGACATCCGCTGCTACGGTGAAATTCGCTTGAACTCGGGTTCTTCCGTAAGGATCATTCCCTGAATCGGGAGCCACATTTTCTCTCACCAGTTCTTTCATCACATCATCGGCTGTCCCGGATTTCTCCGACTCTGCTTGCCCTCCCTTATAGGCAACGATACGATTGTCGATGATGTGGTTCTGCCCTGGAGCCTCCAAGAAAATATGAGTTTGTCCTCTAATCGTCTCCGCTCCCCATCTCCTCAGAAAGCCGGTCATCTGCCATTTAAGATTCCCCCCAGGAGGAGAGCGCCAAATCTCTACGAGTCGATCCAACCCTAATACTGAAAAGTCGAAATCGTGAGGCATATGGAGTTGAATCCAACCAATGCCATTTACGGTACGCGTATACCGCAGAAAAGTGTAGTTCTCAAGGAGCTGGATAGGCTCGCCATCTGATTGAGCGAGCCAGACTTCATGCCCCGCCATCGTTCGACCAGTGCGTTACCTGCCAGCGGAAATGCAGAAGAGTATTCCCATCTCCTCCAGTGATATAAGCAACGATCTCATTGCTTCCTGGGAGGAGTTTGAAAGTCCCGAAATCTGATCCCCTACGAGGTTGTAGCGAAAAGCCTCTCCAGTTTGATTTGATGGACTTCTTCTGGGGTCGGAAGTCTATCTCGATCTCCTCCCCCGACTGAGCTTCCAGATCGAAATAAAGTACATCTCCCGAGGTGTGATTCTCTAACCATATCAAAGTCCCTGGTCCCACAAAGGTCGCGATGGGATAAGCAGAAGCTGACCCCACATTGCTTACTGTGGTCTTATCCGCGGCCTCGGCTGCCCCGGTTCCATAGTGTCCTAGATAAACAGTTTTCCCTAAAGATCCAATAGCCAGGACGAGAGGATTGCCAACAAATCCAGTAGGAGGAAGATCAATATCGGTCTTCACGAATGTCGAGCCGTTCCAAATTCCGATGTTCGCCATATCAAGTCCTGGAGTTGTTTTTGTATACGCTCCTCCTAACCATAAACGATCTTGAATCCAAGCCAATGAGTAGACGACATCATTCACGCCGCTTTCCATCGGGAGCCAATCTGAACCTCCCCAGACTGCTATTCGATTTACTGTATTCCCCGAGGCGGTAGTGAACTGCCCTCCCGCGTATAGTTTCCCATCGGGAGAGAACTCAAGTGCCTCTACCGGATTGTTGAACTGAGAGTTTCCACCCACGGCATGAGATGTATTGGCTGAGACATTCCACTTTGCGATTCGATTTGTAGCCGTCCCGTTGAAGTTGGTGAAGCTCCCACCCAGAAACAAGTTTCCATCCGGGGCGATAGCTAACGCCCTAACAGTGTTGTTAGCTCCAGTCCCTACGGCAGACCACACACTCCCATTCCATTTCGCCAATCTAGTAGCAGGAGAAGTGAACTCCCCTCCGACATAGACTATCCCATCCAGTCCTACTACGACCGCTCTAGCCGTTCCGTTCAGGCCGGTTCCCAAAGCCGACCAAGCATTCGAGCTATAAGACGCGATCCTGTTTGCAGAAGTCCCACCATCGACTGTAGTGAACGATCCCGCGACGTAGGCTGTTTCATCCGGGGCGACTGCTATAGATCGCACCTCTCCGTTGTCTATTCCAGCTCCTAGTGCTGTGATGGAATCATTAACGAGGGCTGCAATTCTGGCGGTATTAGATACTCCCGCGAAGTTTGTAAAGATGCCTCCCAGATAGATTGTCCCAGTAGGAGATGCTATGATTGCTCGAATGTAATCGTTAGCTCCCGTCCCCGTAGGAAAGCCCCACTCTCCGTCCTTCCTGCGGATGACACGGTTCCAGGTGACATCTTGAACATGATCCAAAACGGCTACTTGCTGCCTATCCTCATACCAATAAGGATCAGGAGCAAACAAACGCAATCCGACCGTTTCTGTAAAGCCCATTCTGTCGCCGCCTTCCAATCCCCCCTCATAGAGAAAGTCGGCGTAGGAGGTATTGGTAGAGGCGGTATATTGGAGCCGGAAAGGAATAGGTGAGGAAACCCTATCCAGTTTCACCACATCCAAGAGAGCTTGTCTCACCTTACTCCAATTGTTGATGGTAGCACTTCCGCCTACCTGAATCATCAGATTAGCTACCCGCCCTCTAACCTGAGTGTCCTCGTATACCGATCCTGGAATCCTGGCGAACGGTTGCTGATTCACGATCACGGGCGGCATTCCCATCCCCGTAAAGTCCAGATCGGTCAAAGAAGCATGTACGCTAGAAAATGTCTTGATGGCCCCACCCAATCCAAAGGCTTCTCTCTGAGATGTGCTTCCATGAAATACCCCATCCCAAGAACAGCCCTCTTCGTCTCCATCGCAATAGGTTGTAGCAGCAGTTTTCTGTTCTACCTGAAGACCATCCACATAGAGGAGTTGAGTAACCGCGCTGTTGTCGTTGGTGATCCTTATATGAACGGTGGTGGAAGTTCCTGTAGCGATAGTCTTTTCCACCCGCTTCCACTGAGACGAGGCGAGTATTTGCAGATTCCCTAACTCGACAGAGCTATTGTTCCAAACCGCTAATCGAGCATCATCGGAGGGATTGTAGATATACATACTGACTGTGTAGGAGGTAGAAGCACTGACCGAAATCCCCGCCCCCGCGGTGTAGTAGTAAGCACCTCCCAATGCCGAAGTCCCTGTAGTAACCGCCAGTGAATAGCGACCAAACCGAGCCTGAGTGTTATTGCGGACAATCGAAGCGCCAGATCCAACCGCCGACCATCGGGTAGTATTGGTTTCCAGAGATGGATTAGCCCCCATATTGGTAGTCGCTTCAGGAACAATGATCTTGAACATCAATGCGCCCCGCTAACGATAGCCTTCATCATGGCGAACTGTCCTACCAAGTCTTCAGAATCAGCCATTGATTGAATGGTCAGGTTCATATTGTTGGTCGTCTGAGGACTTACTGTAACCCGTTCTCCTGGGGAAGCCCGGAAAGAAACAGTCTGGCTATCAGCTCCTCCTTGTCCTCCCACGATGAAAGAACCCCCATGCTGAAAACCACCTCTAACTGGTTTAGT